AATCGAGGAATCCAACCATCGAAAGGTACACCAAGACTCTTTAGAACCTCACTGAGATCATTCGATAGGTTTTCGAACTGGATGAATTTATCTACAACAACTCGATCATCAATAGTAACTAACCCGTAGGTCAATCTCGTGAGGCTTTCACAGACTGTCTCCCAAGCTCGTTTGAAATCGTGTTTGGTGAAATAGAGCCAAGAGATAACTTGTTCAAAAGGGTTTCGAATAGTAGCAAACTTGAAATATGAATTCCAAATAGCATCATCTGCTATCCCTGTCTTGATGGCTTTTGCGGCCATGTGAGCACTGAACCGCTCATTGTTCCGGGGAAACATCCCAAATCGAGATCGATACTGTTCCTCAAACTCACTGCTACGGCCATCAAAAGGAGCCGCTACATCTTCGTCGGCCAAATACCGAGACAGTGTCATCTCAGTACTTGTACCGGCGGTTTTAACAGTTCTGATAAAAACGAACTTGTACTTGTGAGAGATGATCACACGAACTACGACATATCTATGATGTGGTATTTGACGATCAACTCAAAATCTCCGTCACCAGTTGTCGGATCAGCAGTAGCGGAAGCAAACACGATGGCGGCATTCGCTACAGGAACACAAGCGATCCCAGGTCGCCAGTCGACAGCGTCGGCTGTGGCTTCGAGGATCGTGTTGTCGTCCGGGTAGTCGGTGATGACCTTATCCCCACTACCGTCGGTGTAGTGTAGACAAGCAGTCCCACCGAAAGCGTACGCCTTTGTTCCAAAATCATTGAGTATGAATACATCATCAATGACGATATACTTACTGGCACCTGGAGCGGCAATGACCTCGATAGGTGTTTTATTCGAAGCAAGAATATCTGCACTTGCCAGTGTCACTTCGGCAATCTGCCCGACTTCCTTCCGAGCGTTGTCGACAACCGTGTCAGCGGCACCGAAAGCCGCAGTGACGACGGCGTCAGCCGCAGTGTAGTCCGTGACCAGTTGATCCTTGATCAGCTTGATAGCGTTTCTCGCTTGCTTGATCGGAATGTTATTAATCCAACTTTGAAAGCTCATAATTCCTCTCTATCCCAACCTCCTCCATAAAATAATTACTTGTCAGTATTTAAACGTGTGTCTTTAAATAATTACCCTTGTTTAATATCCAGCGACTGTATCTGCTGGGTATCGGTGTGCCGAGGGCACTGTGCCTCGGGAAACTCTTCGTCTGTGTGCTCTCCCGCTGTGAAATTCGACGGAAGCGTACTGTAGACCGTCGTGCACGTGAGAGTAGATGTTCTTCTCTGGCTTATCTTTGAACCGAGTAGTCTTCGAAGATAGGACTTCCGAGAATTTGTACTCAGAGATGAACCCTTTCCGAAGGTACCTGCAAGATGGTGACAAGAGAAAACCAGGGGAAGAACCGAACGATTTTCTGAGGAAGAAATTCACTGCCTCCCGCCGAGCCAGTGGTTCGTTAGTCTTTGCCAACCTGACTGGAAGCCCTGCCCCAACAAGGACATCCATCGCACTGCGTTTGTCGTTCTGAGACCTCTGTCTTGCGGCAGGGTCGACAACTACCTCGAAGTCGAACTTCGGGTAAACGTTGCGGACGTGCGGCCACAGTATGTCGTAGGCAAACTCTTGGATTGACGTGTTTTCAGTGACGATTTCGTCGAAGCAAAGTAGTTGTCCCGTTGGTGTCAACTGGCAGAATGCGGCGGCGGGTGTCAAGCCGCAATCCACTCCGATGAGAATCGGGACACCTTCGAGCGGTCTCAGTGACACATCCGCACAGTGAACCTTGTCTTCGTACGCCTTGTACACCGGGCGGCCCGCTCTGACGGAACCGTAGTTGTTCAAGATCATGACGTTGACCCAATCGGCGTCAGCACCGGCGACCTGATCGACGTAGTAATCTTCGTCCAGGTTCTCGATGTTGTCTGCGTCCGGGTTGATCTTGTAGTGATTGCCTTCGGCGTCAGTACAGAGGGCTTCCTCCTCACCACACACTAAAAGAGCCGGGGGTTGACTGTAGAACGAGTGCTTATCTGGCACGATCTCTTCTGCGAGTTCGTAGAGCCAGTGCTCTGTGTCCGTACTGTTGTAATCGCAGATGATGAACGGCCAAGAAGCCCCGCCATCACCTTTTGGAGGAAACCTGTTGACACGACTCTTGAGCATCTGGTGGATCGACTGGTCGATCTCAGCCGCTTCGTTGATGTGTGCGGCAGTGAGTTCCAACGACTGCAATTTGTTGACCTCTTCCGGGCGGTCAAGAGCGATGAAGACGATCTCCATCTCGATCTTGGTTTGAGCGTCCGGGTGGTTAAGTTTGACCGTCCCCCTGATTGGTACGTCGTAGACCACCTTGATCAAATCTTTGAACCAAATCTTCCACGACTTCACGACAGTAGACTTCAAGGCTGGGTAAGTAGACCGGATGACTGCGAAGCGGGATCGCCGCACTCCGTCAGAGTCAGGGACTTGTGTCAGTGCGGAAAAGAATAGTTGCATGATGCAACCAGATGACTTACCGCTTCCGACCGGGCCTCTGATGAACACGAACCGACTTGCGTCACGGTGGACTTTAGCGAATGTAGGGTTAGCCTTGTAGTTGAGTTGCATACTGGTAGGTCAGTAACTCTCCTGCCTTTTCTTCGATCAAACGTTGCAGTTGCTCAGGTCGTTGCTCGACTCGCTTGAAGCCTTCCCAAGAGAGTTCGAGTGCCCGGCACAGGCGCCTTCGACTACCTCTGTTGATAGTGAAGTAACCGTGCCGGGCGATGCGTTTGTTCACTTCTGCCCATCGCTTGTTAGTCCAACCTTGGCGAGGGCTACAAGGATAAATCGACAAAGGCCGACTTAGGCCGTCCCGAAGATTTTGTCGCCGGGGAACGGGTTCTGCAGATTGTAGTACGTGTCGGTGATGCCCGAGGTATCCAGGCCGGTGGTACCGAATGTGAAGACGGAACCGGTCTCGTTTAAGACCTTGACGGCGGCGAAGCACACGACAGTGTCTCGGTCGAAATCAGGGACTTCGTGATACGTTCCACTGTCGAGAGCGAGAGGCGTACTCCGTACGTAGTCCAGGGTACCGTCGGCGGCAATGGTGAAGATGTAGACAGCTTCGTAATCGTCGGCCAGAGTTATCGAGGATAAAGCGTCAGTAGCAAACTGAGCGCACTCCGCTGAGATGTCGATGGCGGCGTCGATAGCTTTTGTGTACCAGATACCACCGATGCAGAAATAGAAAGCAGTAGCAGTTTCGACGTCGTTTGTGTTTGCGTCGATGGCGAAGTCACAAGGACCGGCTACCATGTTCTGCGTAGCGTTCTTGATGTGGTCGATGTAGTCTTGACGACTGATCTCTTCGATTCTTTTGTCTGTGTTAGTCACGTTTTATTGTCTCCATTACGTAATGTAGATTTTAGTGTAGCTTTTTGTTCTTTTCCTTCGAAGGGGAAGCCCCACCACTGAGTTCGATGGGGATGTTGATCGCTTCTTCATCGGAGTCGCCAGCGGGAATCTCGATGTTGAAGATGTTCTTGCCGCCGGAGTCAGGTTTGACTTCGACTGACTTCATTTTTGCGTAGGAGTACTCGATGAGAGTCTTGAGGACGTCGATCTTCTCTTTGCGGAGATTAGCAGTCATCCTGGCTTTCTGCTTGATGTTGACCTCTGTCTCTGGCCGCTTCAAGAACGAGTGGACTTCTTTAGGCCACGAGTTCGGCCCGAGCATCTTGACGAGTTCTTTGACCGGGTCGAGGTTCATCTCTCGGAGTTGTTCGAGGACGGTCTTCGCTGAGGGAATCTCTTTGGCGAGTCTTTTCTCTTCCGCAGTTTTGATGCCCTTGTACGTCTTGCCTTTATTCGTTCCGTTAGTCTTAGCCATCGTGAGTGTCGAGTGTGCTTACTTGTCTCCTTCTTTGGGTTTGCGATTGAAGATCGCTCGTGTGGCTTCCTTCGCAGATGAACCGTAGTAGTAAGCCAGCATCGTGATCCAGCCGGTTCCGAGGGAACCGATCATCGAGTAGACGATGGCTTTGTTTGCTTCTGGAATCTCGAAGTAGAACAACCCTCCAAGAGAGCCGAAGAAGCCGACGGTGAGGAAGATTGCGAGGCCGCCTGGGGTCTTGTCTTTGATCTTGATCTCTCGGTTGCGGGCAGAGTCCCGATCTTCGTTCTGTACTTTCTGTTCTTCTATACCGAGCCGACGCATCGCCAGCTTGAATTGGTTTTCAGCGTCTCTCGCTTTTGCGAGAGCTTCGGGATTGGTGACGCTACGTTGGCTGAGCTCGCCAACGAGATCGTCACCATTCCCGAAGC